ATTTTCCAATCTATTCAGTTTTATATAATGTACCTAACAAATTTGAAGGAGGTACAAAGTATGGAACTAAAAGGATGGGAAAAGTTAAAGAAGGAAAATGTGGAGATTTATAAGCAGTATTTGAATAGTTGCAAAAGCAGTAACTACGAAACATGGGAAACAACTTATTCTACTTACATCAGTAATTTCAAGTTGTTCCTTATATGGTTTCAAGAAAATTATAAAAATAGGTATTTATTGAGTAAAGACACACTGATGGAAATGCCTCAAATTATGGAAGAGTACAGAAACCATTGCAGGAGTTTAGGAAATAGTAAAAGGACTCTAATGAATAAAACAACATCAGTTAGTAGTTTTTATTTATGGTGTGTTAGAAGAAATAAATGCAGGTTTCACCCGTTTGATAAAAAACTAGACAGATTGAAATTTGCTGAAAAAGATAAGATTAGAAAGAACTATTTTTTAAATACTGAACAAATTCTAACTGTTAGACTTTTTATGAAATTTCAAAATAAAAAGTATGATATTCAAGATAGGATTTTATGGGAATTATTTTTAGACAGTGCTTGTAGAATTTCAGCGGTTCAAAATTTAAAGTTGGAGCAATTAAGACTAGAAGAGGGATACTTTGAAGGAGTTAAAGAAAAAGAGGGTTACATAGTGAATGCCTTTTTCTTTGAGAAATGTAAAATTCTTTTAAAAGAATGGATTAAATTCAGAGAAGAGTCAGGAATACATAGTGAATGGCTGTTTATAACAAAATATGGAGATGAATATAGAAAGATGAGTCAGGGGACTATAAGAAACAGAGTAAAAAAAATGGGCTTAATTCTAGATATTCCAGACTTATACCCGCACTCTTTAAGAAAAACATCAATAAATCTTATAAACAATCTAGCTGGGTTAGGTGTTGCTAGTAGCTATGCAAATCATACAAGTAGCAATGTAACAAGTAAACACTATTTACAAAAAACTAATCCTATGGAAGTAAGAAATAATATTATTCAGCTTCGTAAAAAGCTAGGAATATTTTAGAAAGGAGTAATAAAATAAATGACTAGTATAATAAATTTTTATAAAGGTACAGAATTAAAGTACTCAGTCTATTCAAATAGCTTAGAAGATGTAAAAAAGGATCCTAGAAGTTATTACCCTGAATATACTGAAGATATGTATATAACAGATCATTTTTTCCAACATCCTATAATAAAGAATAATGAATTAATAGAGATGACAAGAGAAGAAAAAATAGAAAGAGGCTTAGAAACAAACTTAGAAAATGGGGAATATTTAAAAAATAAGAAACTTATAAAAGTTCAACAGCCTTCTGAATATCATTTCTGGAATAAAGAAACAAATAAATGGGAATTAGATTTAGAAGGTTTAAAACATATTACAAGAAGAAAATTTAGACAAGTTCTATTAAATAAGATCTATGCTGATTTTGATTATAATGGGAAAATTTTTCAAATGGGGGAAGCTGATGAAAAAAACTTTTTAAGAGTAAAATCAGCAATAGATATAGCTACAACAAGTAATGATCCAAAAGCAATAATTGATGCTGTTAAGTTCTTAAAAGGTGATGTTCCAGAAGGTTTTGAAGAGAAAATAAAAGCAATTATAAAAGATAAGGTAACATTATCAGAAGTAATTCAAAATTTAAAAATAAATTGGAGGTTGAAGGACAATTCTGTTGATTCCTTTACTTTTGGAGAGATTAATCATATTTATCTTTTATGGATACTGCGTGGAACAGCTGCACAAGAGGAATATACAGTAGTGGCAACCAAAACAATGGAAGCTAAATCTTTAAAAGAATTGGAATCTATCGAATGGGAATAAAAGGAGTGGTGGAAATGTATAATTTATCACAAGCGAGCAAAAATATGATGAAAGGAGTACATCCTAATCTAGTATCTTTTATAGAAGAGCTAATAGGATTAAGTCCTCATGATTTTAAAGTAACCTGTGGTATGAGAACAGCTGAAGAGCAGAACAAATTATATCAGTATGGAAGAACTATCCCAGGTGCATGGAGAACAAATTGTGATGGCTATAAGATTCAATCAAATCATCAAGAAAAGATTGATGGACTTGGATATGCCGTTGATATAGGGGTTTTAGTAAAAGAAAAGGAAAAAAAAGAAATTGAAGTAAATGGGAAAAAGGTAATAAAAGAATTTGAAAAAACAGTGTACAAAGCTGGTTCAAAAGATCTTCATTATTATAAAGATATCTATGAGACTGCAAAAAAACATGGACTGATAGAGAAATATAATATTGAGTGGGGTGGAGAATGGAAAAAAGTAGATGCTGTACATTTTCAAATCAGAGGAGCAGGGAAAATACCTTATAAAACAGTTTATAACAAATAGGAGGATTAGAAATGATAAACCAAGTAATTGCATATTTAAAAGGATTTAATCAAGAACAATGGATATGGATAGCATTAGCAGGGGGAATTTTAGGATACATTATTTATAACAGAAAACAGTATATAAACTTATTTGATGCAGCTGTTATTGCTTCAGAGGAAAGCTTTAAGTATGGAGAGAATAAAAAGAAACTTAAGGCAGCATTAAAATTTGTTGAATATAGAACTGATAAACTACCCTATCCAGTTAGAATCTTATTAAGAAAATTTTTTAGTAGAAAAACAATAGAAAAAGCAATAGAAAAAGCCTTGCAAAAATTTTCTGATACATTTGGCACAGGAAGAAAAATAGATATTGAAGAAGCTGAGAATGATGAAGAATAAATTAAAATTAAAAAAAGTTAACAATATATTTAGTGTAGTCCTTGAGGACTATACTAAATATATCAAAGACTTTCCAATAATAATTCCAGCAGGATTTAGAACAGATGGAGCTAGTATACCTCTTATATTAAGACCTTTTTTTGAGAGATATGGGAAAAATACTGAAGCAGCTGCGATACATGACTTTTTATACTCTAAGTTCAATGACACAGGTATAAATAGGGAATTAGCTGATAAAATATTTTTGTTCATCTTGAAAGAAAATGGAGTATCTTACAGAGTTAGAAAGGTAATGTATAAGGCTGTGAGGATGTTTGGAGAAGTCTTTTGGGAGAAAAAACTTAGAAATGAAGGATATAAGAATCAAGCTATAATTGATAGAACAGAAGAGGCAAAGCTATATTATAGTGAATGGGAGAAAAAATTAGGAAAACTTTAGGAGATTAAAATGGGGAAGATGAATGGGTTATTTGAACACTGGTTTATAAGAGGTACAATTGGCTTTATATTATATTTATTAGGTGGTTGGAGCAAATCACTTGAAATAATGATGACATTTATAATAGTTGATTATATAAGTGGATATTTAAAGAGTATCTATAAGAAAGAAATATCATCTAAAAAAGCTTTTAGAGGGGTTATAAAAAAAGCCTCTTGTATTTTGGCTGTTATAATAGGTGCTTCACTTGATAAATTAATAGAAGGGACTCCTATAAATATTCCAATTAGCTTATTCAATGTTCCTCTGTCTTTTAAAGAATTAATAATATTTTCAGTAATAGGGAATGAAGGAATAAGTATAATTGAAAATTTGGGAGAAATGAATTTCCCTTTTCCTTTATTTATTAAGAAGTTCTTCAAGCAGTTAAAACAACAAGATGAGCAAGATAAAGAGAATAGATAATAAAAAATTAAAAGGAGTATTCAAACTCCTTTTTTGTTTAGTTCAAAGATTTATTTTTATCATTTTATTTTGATGTGAAATTATCATTTCATTTTGAAATTTTTATCATTTTGTTTTGCGTCTTACATCAAATATAAAGAAAATTAAATAATAAAACTAGTTACAAGGGAGTCAATAAATTGACTGAGAAAAGGATATTGAGCCTTGACCTTTTGACCTGATTTGGGTAATGCCAACGTAGGAAGTAAGAAGTTTGTTTTTAAATTACAAAGCATATACAAATTAGGTATATGCTTTTTTTATTTATTCTTGGAGGAAAATATGAAGAATGTTTTATCAATAGCAGGTTCAGATTGTAGTGCAGGAGCAGGGATACAAGCTGATTTAAAAACTTTTGTTGCAAATGGAGTTTATGGAATGACTGTTATCACAAGCTTAACAGCCCAGAATCCACAGAAAGTAAAGATGGTTGAAGATGTTTCAATAGAAATGTTAAAAAATCAACTAGAAGCAATATTAGATGTTATAGAAGTTTCAGCTATAAAGATTGGAATGATAAATAGTAAAGAAAATGCTGAACTGATATATGATACCTTATTGAAATACAAAGTTAAAAATATAGTTCTCGACCCTATAATGATATCTACAAGTGGAAAATCTTTAATAAAAGATGAAACAAAAGATTTTTTAGTAAATAAGTTATTTAAGTTAGTGGATATAATAACACCTAATTTAGATGAAACAAAAGAAATAGTAAAAATGATTTTAAATAATGAAAATATAGAGAATATAGATAGTGTTGAAAAAATGCAAAGCTATGGAAAGATAATTGCAGATTCTACTAAGAAGTGGGTACTTGTTAAAGGTGGACATCTTTCAAATAATGCAGTGGATATTCTTTTAAATAGTGATGAAACATATATTTTAGAAGGAGAGAAAATTCCTAATAATAAGACTCATGGAACAGGTTGTAGCCTATCTTCAGCCATAGCCTCAAACTTAGCTAAAGGTTATTCTATGTTGGATTCAGTTAAGAAAGCTAAAAATTTTGTCCTGTGTTCAATAAAAAATTCAATAGATTTTGGAGAAATAGGTGGAACAGTGAATCAAATGGGAGAAATATATAAAAATATAGATATAGAAAAGCTATATTAGGGAGAATTTATGGACTTAAAGACTTGCAAAATTTATTTAGTAACTCATGAAAAAGCTTGTTTAG